AGAACCAGTTGTAGTAACACCGAACATTGAATCTAATGCATTTGGATTACCAAATGGATCACCCGTACGGTTGCTATTATCATCATCAAATCCTGGAGACGCTGTTCCGTATTTGAAATCTAAATAGAAAATAAGTCCTGATGGCAAGTTCATTGGTTGAACTGATACGAATTCTTTAGCTGCAAATTCAGCAAAAATACGACGAACTAATGGAAGAGCAACGCCTGCCCATTCTTCTGATCCTGCTGCTACACCTGTTTGAGATGATTCTTTTACTAATTGACGTGCTTGATTCTCAAGCAATTGAGCCATTCCTGCGCGCTCTGTCTCGCCTTTAAGACCTTCTAATAATCCAGTCTTTTCCCATTTCGATGCCAACGCTTTAGCTTGGTTGCGTTGTACGAAATCATTTGTTTGTAATAAATTTGAAATACTCACTGTTTTCCTTTTTTTTAAATGTTATAGCAATCCTGCTAATTTTTTCCATCTGTTAGCCAATTCAAATCCTTCACTTAAAACTCGAGTTGTTTCTTTTGCTGGCGCTGTTGTTGCAGTTGGTTTGCTAGCATAAGATTCTTTAACTACACGTTTTTTAGTTGCTGGACGATTGAATGATTCAGCTAACGTTGTAAATACTAATTTTACTTCTCTTGTATTGCCTGCACGATCAAAGTTTTCAATAACTTTCATTTTTTGATTTTCAGTCAATTCAAAATTGCGGAACAATTTGTTTGTGTAAAGAAGTTTTGCATTTAAAAGATTTACTTCAGAAAGAATACCTTTAAGTTGATTTACAGTAGCATAAGCTTCTTCTAAATCTTTCTTCATTGTCTCTTCTACTTTTTCTTCTTCTTCTTTTGCTGGCATTTCTGCCTCTTCTTCTTCACGAAGAATAGCTTCGATAATTTCGTCGATAGATTCATTAGCATACTCATCAGTAGTTTCATCTTCAGTCTCATATTCTTCATGAATATCAGTTCCCATTGATTCGTCGTGCATGTTTTCTTCTAAATCGCCTTCTAACTCACGAATAATTGATTCTAGGTTTAAGTCTTCGTCATCCTGATACTCAGCTTCCATTTCCTCATCACCCATCGGCATTTCTTCGTCTGCCATTCCTTGTTCACCGCCCATTTCATCATTTGAGTAAATGTTAAATTCATCAAATTCTCCGTCTTGATTAACATCGATTGATAAATCTCCAACATCCATACCCATTTCTGAATCTAGAGCATCTTCTTCTCCGGACATGTCCATACCCATTTCTGCGTCGTCCATACCCATTTCTTCTTCGTCGTCTCCTAGATCATTTTCTAACTTTGCAGATAGCATGTTTTCCATTCGAGCGCCGAATGCTTCTTGTAAAGCAATCTTTGCATTTGCTAAAGCTGTTTCTTTAACCGCCTTTGCGTCAGCAATCGCTTCTTTTAGCAAGTCTGATTTTGCCATTGTTTTTCTCCTTAAATTTGTTTTTTGGAAATAAGATTATTTGAAATCTTAATAGAATTTTTTGTTTACTAGACACTATATAGAAAATAGCGTATTTACATATATATATGGAGCTGTTTTAAAAACCAGTAAAAAAGCCCTAACTTTTTTTTGTCAGGGCTTAAAATTTTAATTACAATGAATTTCGATCACGTATCATTTGAATGAATTTAGCGTCTTGAAGTTGTTTTCTTTTTCGAACCGATGGTTTTAAAAATTCTTTTCGATCTTTAGTTTGTTCTAAAATTTCTGAATTTTTAATTTTGCGCTTCCATGTTTTAAGAGCAAATGCTAAATCTTCACGTGCGGAACCTACTACGTTAACTGCTAATGGATTTCCTGGTACAATTGTTTGATGTTGTTTTTGTTTTTTGTTCATATAACGATATTAAATTTTCCTTATTGGTCTTGCTGGTAATTGTGGTTGTTCTGGTTGCGGTGTTGGTTGTTGTTCTCCGCGTACTTTAAATCTAAAATGTTTTAGTTCCGGCATTTGTGCTAAATATCCTTGAAGCTTTTGTGATTCAGTTCCAGGATCTTCTCCTAAACGAAAATAAAGATAAACTACCTTGCCTGTTTTTGCAATTTGTTTTTTAACCAAGGTAATTCCTTTTTTTGCAGCCCATTGTTGAATTTCGTTAGTAACTCTAATAGCATTTGCTGGATCGCGCATTACGAATTCTACTCCGCCTCTATAATCAGTTATGTTGTTAACTAGTTTTGCTTCATCAATATCTGATTCAGTCATTTTACTCATTAATTCTGCAGTTTTTTCTAATTCTTTATTATATGCAGCTAATTTAGTCGGATCATTTGGTAATGCTGTTTTCGGTTCAGATTGTTCTTTCAATCCGAAAAATTCTTTATATAATTTTTTAAATGTATTCATTACTTACCTATATTATAATAATTTTTTTTGCAAGATCCAAATTATCCGACATTAAAATAACGATTCAAATGTTGTCCAATGTTTTCATAACACAATGACATTCGTTCTTGTGCTTCTTTTAATTCTCGTGCCGATTGCTCAAAATCACGATAATCTTCAAACATTCTTTTGCTAATTTTTTTCATACCAACAATATTGTTGTCCTTATCACTCTCAGTCATAATACGATCTGCTCGGTCTACAATATTTTTAACTCGTTCAACAATTTCTTCAAGATCACCTTTTCCATATACAGATTCACCTAATGCTGAAAAGTTTGCTACTTCTTGCATAAATGCTCTTTTTTCGTCTTTAGACATTGGCATTGGTTGGTCTTCTAGAAGTGTTTCTAAAATAAATTTTAAGTTTGGTGTTCTCATTATATGATCCTACATTTTCCATCTTCGCATAAAATCGAAGTTATAAGGTTGTTTACTTTATTATATTTGTTTGCGGTATTCATTGTATCAATCGATTCGTGCATGTGCGTAGGCCGCATAAAAGCACCATGGGTAGAAGGATTTGACACGAAGTCCCAACATATCAATTCAAAATCTTCTTGAACTTCTACTGTTCCTTCGCTACGTAATTCTTTAACAGATCCTAAACCTCTTGAAGAAATACCTAATGTAATACCAGCTTTAAAAAGTTCTTTAAGAATTTTACCTGATGGTGTTTCTAAAATTTGAACTGCTCCTAACAAATCATCACCGGCCCACCAAATTTTTAAGATGTTATGTGATACATTGTTTAAGTTAACAATTGATGATTCTGGATGATCTAATTCACCTAAAGCTCTATGTTGATCAATGTATTCTTGTTGATATCGATTACATTCTCTCATCAATATATTTTTAGGATAAACACGTCCATTTTGATTTTTAGCGCCTGCTCTTTGTAAAACTCCTTGTACTACAAAACCACCTGGTATCCCATATGCTGCACCGCTATTCTCAGTTAATGAGTTATCAGGCTTAAATGGCATATATTCTACGATTAGTTGTTTTGACATATTACTCTCCCAATGATCTTACTCGCTCTGATATTTTTGTTAATCGTTCTGCTATTTTTACTAATGCTTTATCTGCTGATGAACCAATATTTGTTCTTGACAAACCAGATTCAGTTTTTAATCTCGAAGTATGATTAACTAACGTTTCAATTTCTTGAAGTTTTTTAGCTACCTCTTTAATTGTATTTTTTACTTTTTGTTCAGGTGTTGATTTAGAATCGCCTGTTGCAAATGTTCTATATGATTCAATAAGTTGTTCATATTTTCTATCCATTGCTTCAGCTACTTTAGATGAATGTTTTTTTGTTTCATCAGTTGTATTTGATGTACCATATTCTGACTCAGATGAAAAAGCAAATTTATCTGTTGCAAGTTCTTCATTAGATTCAGGAGTTTGATGTCCTGTTTCTTTCCATTTAAATGATGGTGGAGTATTAACAGATTCTTTAAAACGTTTCTTAATACGTTTCATTCCTAATACTTCAACCGTATCATCTCCAGCACCCATTTTACTAAATGCCATTGGTGTATTATATGAGCCTGCTGCTGCCGACGTACTAATTTCAGCAATGTCTTCTTCATCACATATACATTGGTCTACAGGACGATCGCATGCATCACAATAATTATTTTCAAGTTCTACAAACTTGCTTTCAATCTCTTTTAAGAATGACTTCATTAATGCATCTCCTTTAATTCGCGAACTAAATCAAAATATCGTAATAAAGAAAGTATATGAGATTCTTTGATTGTTTTCATGTTTTCAACAGTACATAACATTTCAGAAAGTTTTTGTACTTTGATTTGTGTTGCTTTATCGGTAATTTGTGTTGCCTGTGAAGCTAAATCTGTTTTAATACAAGGAATAATAATTTGTACATATTCTTTTAAAGCAGCAGTATCATTAACATTGGTAATATACTTGTTTAAAAGTTGTTTTTGTGATTCATCAAGTACTGAATATTTTTCATTGAATTTATCAACAAGTAATTTATATGTTAATAAACGAATGTCTTTAGGTTGTGATTCAAAACTTTCAAGTACTAAATCTTTTTCAATTTGTTTCTTTTCAGTTATAGTTCCATTTTGAATAATAACATTTTTACATTCTAAAAGTTGTTTCGGATTAGATGTTTCTTCATATTCAAAAATCATGTATATTGAAGCTAACGGTTTGTAATTTGAAATATGAATTTTAGACATATTCGCAAATACAAATTTTTCTGAAATTTCTTTAACTAGATTGTAGCGTTGCCGTTTCAAAACACTTTGATTTAATTTATCATATGCTGATTTTACCGTACGGATATAATCTAATCCTTGTGCTTCACTTTTGAAATGTTCTTTTAATAATGCGTTATAAAGTTGTAATTCTTTTGATAATTCTGTATTTTTTCCAAAGTATTTTTTAATTATATCAACCGTTACAGTTTTATTCGAAGACAACGTTTCTGAAGTTAATTTACGCACTAACATTTCAAACAGAATACCAGTATTCTTATATTTTGAATGTTTTAATTTTTTCATAAGGTTTCAACCGTTTTTTATTTAATATAAATATAATGTTTTTTACAAAATGTTATTTTCGTCCAATATAGTACCCGTGTCTTGATCGTCATGACTCATTTTATTTGATTTCAATGATTCTAATAACATTGCAGGTTGTTTATTTTTCAGATATTTTAATATATTGTGATTTTCGGTAGCTACTGGTCTAACAGCTCTATCCCATCTAGCATCAGGTGTAAATGTAGTTGATTGATTATTAGCATTAAATGCTTGTTTTAATTCTTTTTTACCTGTCGGATCCCAACCAAATGCATTTTTATGTTGTTCTGGTTTAATTCCTTCAGGTGGACGGCCGCCTTTATCTTTTTCTTCAACTTCATTGCTTGACATATGAACTGTTGCTAAATCATGCGGCGTTCCAAATGATACTCCGGTAACTGCTGGGTCATTTCCTTCTTGTTCAATTTGATTTTGGCGGAAACGAAGTTTAAGATCTTCAACAACATCATTGCGTTCTTGAAGCCATTGGTCTTCTGACATATTGAAGATATATTCATATATGTATCGATCTGATAATAATTTTGAATCTTTCATTGCATTAGCTAATGTCATTTTTTCATTCATTAATGCAACTTTTTGTTGATCATAAATAATTGACGGCGATGTTAATTCTAATTCAAATCCAATTAAATCTGCTCCTTCAAATCCTTGTGCATATAAATGCACGATTGCAATCTTAGTTAATTCAGAACAAACAATTTTTTGAATGCGCTCAATTGTTCTAGCAAAACGAATATCCATTGATGCTAATGTAGTTTTACCTTCTACTCCCTCATCATATCCTAAAAACGGTTTAGGAATTTTAAGCGCAGCCATCATTTTGTTTCTGATATATTCAATATCATCCATACCAGTGAAAGTCATTCCAGGTAATGTATCAATTGATGTAGTTGATTGGCCTCCGCGGACCGGCAAGTAATAATCTTCTAACATGTTCGACAAGTTAAATTTAAGATTATAATTTCCCGTTGCTTGATCAATATGTGGAATTTTTTTCATTTTATTGATAATTGTTTCCATGAATGAATCAACTTCATTTGGCGGAATATTACCGATATCAATTTTAAAGATACGTTTTTCAGGTGCACGCATAATACGATGTATGAGCATTGCATCTTCCATCATCATTAATTTTTGGAATTCTTTACGTGCTCCTTCTAACATTGATCTACCATATGGTAAAAAGTTAGAATCTGATAACATTCGGAAATGTGCCATTTCAAACACATCAAAGTGAACATTTGGAGATCCTACGTGTTTAAATGTAATTTTATATTCTCCAGTTGCTTCATCATATTCTTCAAATCGTTCAATTTCATAGCTAGACATTGGTCGTGCATTCATTACGCCAACTTCTTCTGCAATATCTAATTTCAAAAAGAAATCACCATATTTTGTCATATTGCGAATCCAGGTCCATAAATTAAATTCAATATTTAAAATATCATAAAATAAGTTATAAAGTATTTTTTGAATTTGTGTGTTATCACTTTTAATTGTTAGTATGTCACCGAATTGATCTGCTAATGTAGATTCATCTGAATATATATCTAGTGCGGAACTAATAATAGGATCTTTATCCATCATTTCATAATCAGCATAAAGCTGCATACGATTCTGATGCATATAGTAATTGGAATCATATCCGCCCATACCGCCAACCATGTGCTTGTTAGCACCATGCATCCTAGTATAGCGGTCTGCTACTTTAGTTTGATTTAAATTACCAACCCCTTGTAAACGGTTAGTATCTACTACACGAAGTTTATCTTTGCCATAGGCACGAACAACGACGTTAGTACTAAATAGGTTTTGTAAACGTTTTCTTAAAGACGCCATAATATATTAATTTTATTATAAATATAACTAGTTACAGAAGCCAGGTTAAATTTTCGTTGTAATGGCCATTATTCCAATTCCAACCTTCTGGAGCATTGTTTGGTTTTCCTGTATAAATAACAGGTTCTGTAGTTTTTTGAAATTGAGACAATGTTCTTTTATTTAATTCAATTCCTTGTTGTCTTAATTTTAAAGTTGTGTCTCTTAACCATAACCCGATACAAAATGACATTACGAGGTCATCATTATATCCTTGTTGAGATTGTGCTTTTCCATTTAACCAAATAAATACAAACAATTCTTGTATTAATCGTTTGCTTCGAATAATTGGTGTGCGTTCTCGCATATACATTTCTAGTGATGTTATCATTAATGGTTATGTACGTGTTGTAGTTGATACTCCAGGAACCATTTGGCTCTTATCTTTCATATCATAACCTTTTTTCAATTGTACATCTGTATCAACGTATCCATCATCTTTATATGTATAAAATAAATTTTCA